GAAATTAGGCTGATTATCTAATTTCTGGCAGCTTCACATTGCCACCGCAGAACAAATGATACTGGGGTTGCAGGAGTCATCCAGTCTCCTGCTTGATTGTTATTATATACAGAGTGGACTCTCTATTCCGCATCTAGCTATACAGTTTATATATGCTTGGGGATATAGAACCAAGGGTATGCAGGCATAAGCATAAGTCTGCATTGAAGCTAAAAGAGTCGTGCCTGCTACTAGGCAAAGAAGAAGATATTTTTTCATTTGACTCTCCATGTTTCGCTTGAAGTAACATTATCGCAACAACACTTAAGCCTATTTCTGCCCAATAACAAGCGAATAATATTTAATAATTAGTTAACCTCTGAAACTAAAGTCAATATTTCTTTGCCCGTTCCCTGAGTGGTTAAAGGAATCCCCATGCCATCAGTTAACGCTGGTGGCTTTTTTGTATCTGATTCCGCGCACTCACCGCGCAATAATCCACACAGAACCTTACAGAAAGTCGAGCCTGAGAAATGCCGTTAATTGGTGTTTTCTGTGGGCGGCATTTCTGGTGAGCAGGTTCGCTTTTCTATAAGGAAATACCCGATGAAATTAGTCAAAACTAATAAAACGACTCTTCCTGTAACGGAAGCGCCAACCATGACCAGTTTGGAAATGGTGGACTACATCAATGCCGATAGGAAGGCTAAAGCCGAGGCGGAAGGATTAACGTTCCCCTGTAAGAAGTACAAAAAACTACGTCATTCTGATTTCACTAAGAAGGTGCCCAAGGTACTAGGTGAGGGGTGTGCGAAAAATTTCTCATACCCCATAAGGAACCAACAGAACGGCGAGATTTACCCCGGATATAAATTCCCCAAACGTGAATCCTGCTTGATGGCGATGAGTTACAAGCTCAGGTATTCGATCACATGACGGAACTAGAAGTTAAATCTGGCTTCGGGTTCACAATTCAACAACTGCAACATATGCTAGCGGTAGCAAGAAAAGCCTCTGATGAGGATTCCTCTGATGCCGGGCGTCGATTGAGAAAAAGGCAAGATGATTTGGTTATTCTGAATCGCGCTGAAAAGTTAATTGGTGATATTAGTCAAATGGCTCTTGGTCTTGTTGGCGGCGGTAAGGTGATCACTCATGAAAGATAATGTACCGCCATGCGATTTTTTTTGTAGCCGAGTGGCCGAGGCGTACTTACTTCATTTAGTGGCGACATGGCGTCGCCCTATTTATCGGTATGAAACTGGCGACATTGAAGTCTGCAAATATTTTCTATGGGGCCTGTTAGATAGATGCCCCAAAAACAGAATGAACGATGGCTATCGAGCGCGATTCTACTCAAAGCTATTGAAAGAATTTGACGCCACTACGATTAAGGGAGCTGTTATTCACGGTGGCAAAGTGCCGGAATTGAACAGTAGAGGGGTCAAATACATGAATGCTCTCGTTCATTTATATGGCGACACGCTAACCGATATTGGTGTGCAAGATGAATATGGAATGTTGATCCCGCCAGAGAGCTACAAAGGGGCAAGCCTGTAATATGAAATTTAAAAGCTCAGGACTAACCACCAAGCAGTCAATCGCAATTCTGGTCGGTTGCGTAATCGCAACGTTCTCACTTAGTTTCTTTGTGTCATGGTGTTTGCTTCACATCTGGAACTGGTTTTCCGATTCAGCGGATATTGGCATGTCAGTTCCGATTAACTGGGGAACGGTTATCGGTCTGTCTGTAATCCTGTGGGTGCTCAGATCTATATTTGGCAAAAAAGAATAGGCCGCTCAGCGGTTTTTTTTATTTCACAAAATTCTGCAAAGCATCCACATTCGGGTGCTTGATAGAGGTTTGTGGAGGTTTTGGGCTTCGGTGGTATCGTCCGAATAGCGGCTTATATAAACCGAACCAGTTATTTATTCTAATTTATGGGGAAATGGAACATGGGACAACAAACAAATCAAGTGGGTTGCCCTAGCAAGCTGAATGATGAGCTAATCGCTAAGGCAAAAGAATATCTGTATGGCGGTTATGAATCAGTTGGCGATGTCATCCCCAGCGTGGCGGGATTAGCCTGTTTTCTAGCTATCGCACGTTCAACCGCATACGAATATGGAAAGCAGTCGAGTGAGTTTTCGGACATCTTAGAGGGCATAGGAGCCATGCAGGAGAATAAACTCATCAATAAAGGGCTGATGGGTGATTTTAATTCTACGATAGCCAAGATGATGCTCACCAAGCACGGTTATTCCGATAAGCAAGATATCGACCTCACCGCCGACATAAAAGTCGAGAAGCGTTCTATCAAGGATATATTCGATGGCTAACCCCTACTTCAAACCATTCTCAGCAAGCGCGCCGTACAAGGTGGCTTACGGGGGAAGGGGTAGCGGAAAATCATATTTCTTTGCTGAATTGGCAATCGAAGTTTCTCGCAGAATAAAGACCGTGATCTTGTGCACGCGTGAGTTTCAGGGTTCTATCAGTGATTCTGTGCACAAACTGCTGTGCGAAACAATAGACCGCCTTGGCTATGAACAAGAGTTTGAGATACAAAAGAATACCATTATCCACCTTGGCACTGGCGCGTCGTTTGTTTTTTCCGGGATAAAGAATAACGTCACCAAGATTAAATCCATTCAGGGTGTCGGTATTTGTTGGGTGGAAGAAGCTGAGGCGGTGGTGAAGGACTCATGGGAAGTGTTAATTCCTTCCATACGCGGTGATAAAAACGCCGAAATATGGGTAAGTTTTAATCCGAAGAATATTCTCGATGATACTTATCAGCGGTTTGTTGTTAAGCCCCCTGAAAATGCCATTGTTCTGAAAGCCAACTATGACGTTAATCCACACTTCTACGACACTCCACTCCCTCAGCAAATGGAAGAATGCAAAGAGCGTGATTACGACCTCTATCGTCACATTTGGGAGGGTGAGCCAGTTGCTGATTCTGCACTGGCAATTATTAAGCCAGCATGGATTGAGGCGGCGGTTAATGCTCATCTGGAACTCGGATTCGGTGCTGTGGGTCGTAAGTTAGTTGGATTCGACGTTGCTGATGATGGCGAGGACGCTAACGCTATTGTTATGCGACATGGTTCTGTTGCTCTGGATGTTAAGGACTGGCGCGGGAATGATGTCATTTGGAGTGCTGACCATGTTTATGACTACGCAACCAGAAACGATGTTGATACGGTCATATTCGATAGTATTGGTGTGGGTGCTGGTGTTAAAGCGCAATTTAACCGCAAAGATCAGCGAGTCAGAACGGTTGGATTCAATGCCGGCGCATCTGTTGAAAATCCTGATAACCAATACATGCTCGGCAAAACCAACAAGGACATGTTCGCCAACCTCAAGGCACAACAATGGCAATTAGTGGCCAACCGGTTCTACAACACATGGCGAGCCGTTAATCATGGCGACAAATTCCCCGAAGACCAACTGATCAGCCTATCGAAAGGTATGAAAGATCTGGCATATCTCAAGGCGGAATTGAGCCGACCTCAAGTCGATTACGACAATAACGGGCGCGTCAAAGTTGAAAGCAAAAAAGATATGAAAAAGCGCGGCATCCCCAGCCCCAATAAGGCCGATGCTTTCATTATGGCCTTCGCTACTGTCAATGCGGGTATTCGTATCAATCCTAATGCTCTCATGGGTATCTAAATGAAATGGTTTAAATCTGATAAAAAGCAGCGCCTGTTAGAGCTGGAGCGGGAGCTGGCTATTGAAAAGGCAAAGACTGAGCAGGTAAGTAAGCGTTTGGAGCAAGCAAAAGCGTACGAACGCGCACTAGAGAAAATATTAGAGGAAGGAAAAACATCAAGCCAATCATTTAAAATTGAGCCACCTGTAATTCACCCTGCTGTCGTTCCAGAAGGTAAATCAGCTCCGGTAGCAATGGATAGCGCCTGTAATGGCGTATATGAGCATGCAAATTTCGCTCCGCAATTTTATTCTGGATTTATCGGCTATCCCACTCTGGCAGTGATGTCACAGTCCAGTGATTATCGTAGCGTCCCTGAAACGACCGCCAAAGAAATGACCCGCGAATGGGGTGAAGTCAAGGCGCGCAGCAGTGGAAAGATTAATGATGGCGAGGACAAAACGGACAAAATAGCCGTCATTACTGCTGAAATGGAGCGGTTGAAAATTCGTGACCTGATGAGAAAGCATATAGAGAATGAGATGATATTTGGTCGTTCTCAGTTGTTTATCGATATTCAGGGGCATGAGGATAAAACCAAATTGCCGCTGGTTATCAGCTCAACAGGTGTTAAAAAAGGCAGCATCAAAGGGTTTAGTCTGGTTGAGCCAGTTTGGTCAACGCCGAGTCTGTATAACGCTCATGACCCAATGTCTGATGACTTCTTTAAGCCGTCTCAGTGGTTCGTGTTGGGTAAAGAAGTTCATGCTGATCGGTTAATGACGCTAATAATGAGGCCAGTGTCTGACATCCTGAAACCTGCTTATAACTTTAGTGGCGTAAGTATGTTGCAGCTCATGAAGCCCTATGTAGAAAGATGGCAGCGAACAACAGACGCTATCAGTGAGCTGATTCACTCATTCTCTCTGACTGGGCTTGCTACTAACATGCAGGGCATACTAAACGGGGAGGATGGTGCTGATATTAAGCTCAGGGCATCACTGTTCTCTCTCTACAAAGATAATCGCAATCTGATGTTATTGGACAAGGGGAATGAGGAATTCTTCCAGTTTAATACACCACTCTCTGGCCTTGATGCGTTGCAGCGTCAGGCTCAAGAGCAGATGGCAGCGCCGAGTCACACTCCTCTGGTGAAGCTTTTAGGTATTACACCAAGCGGTATAAATGCCAGTAGTGATGGAGAAATACGGGTCTATGCCGATTATATCGCATCATTACAAAGTGCTCATTTGCTGCCACAAATGACGATCATCCTGAAACTGGTTCAGCTTCATCTGTTTGGTGAGATCGATAATAACCTCTATTTTGAGTTCAATTCATTGTATCAATTGACAGATGAGCAACGGGCAACAACAGAGAAATCCAAAGCAGAAACGGTGCAAATCTATCATCAGTCAGGGGTAATCGATGGAGAGGAAGCCAGACAATATATTGCTGCTGACGAAGATAACCCTCTGAGATTCATTGACCCTAAAAAGATAATCCCGTCACCATACGGAGTTCCTGACTATGGCAATCAAGACGATGCTGAGGCCAATAAAGACGGGTCATAACATCATGCCCGAAATCCGGCCTAGCGTAGCTATTGAGAGCAGGTACTACAGAACACTGATGGATATCATCAACGACATTCGAAATGAAGTAGATGCTGCTCTGGTGTGCGAATACAAGGCTGAACTGGCTAACGATGGCATATCAGACTGGATAGCTCATGCGGTGGATTATCTGCTCGATAAGTGGAATAAGAAGCTGAGCACGTTATCTCAGGATGTGGCTAAAGAGTTCGTTGATAAAACGGTATCCAATTACGATGTCCGGTTTGCTCATCTACTCAGACAGCGCGGTTTTACGGTCAGGATGCAGAACAACGAGCAAACTCTGGACGCACTCGGAGCTGCTATGGGTGAAAACGTTGGCCTGATCCGCTCTATCGGCACAGAATACCTGAGCAAAGTAGAAACGCATGTTTGGCAGTCAGTCACCGGAGGCTATGACCTCAAGGCACTGACGGACAACCTACAGCATGATTTTCATGTCACGCGGAACAGGGCTGAATTAATCGCCCGTGACCAGTCAGCAAAAGCCCATGCGGTAATTGAACGATCTCGACGACAGGAGCTAGGGATAACAAAAGCCATCTGGATTCACTCACACGCAGGAAAGCAGCCCCGGCCTTCTCATCTGGCAGCGCATGGCAAAGAGTTTGATGTCGAAAAGGGGCTTTATCTCGACGGAGAGTGGGTATTGCCGGGACAGGCCATCAACTGTCGGTGTGGCAGCAAAGCGATTCTCCCATTCTAAAAAACCATTTAACAAAAGAGGCAGGTCATGACATTGACTGACAGTCTCGCCTTTGACAGGTCAATGCGGAGTAAGGATGGCAACGGACATTTAATTGTTGAACGTACCGTCTTATCAAAAGCAGCAATAAACCCGTATCGGGGAAAAGAAATACCGGGTTACGAAAAACTCGGCCTTGACCCTGAAAAAGTTTACCACCTGCTCCGCGACCCGTTGGAACTAGAGCGAGCAGCAAAGACATTCAGTAAGAAGCAACTCCTCATAAAGCATACCCCCGTCAACGCATCCGACCCCAAGAAAGAAGACACCATAGGCGCAATAGGCTCTGACATCACTTTTGAGGATGGCAAGCTCTACGGCGACCTGAGCGTGTGGGATGAATACGCCATTGAGTTAATCGAGAGCGGCAAGATGCAGGAATTATCGTCGGGCTATGCCTACGTCCCTGATATGACAGCGGGTGAGTATCAAGGGGTTAAATACGACGGTGTAATGCGTGATATTCGCGCAAACCATGTGGCGCTGGTGGAGAAAGGTAGGATTGGATCAGAAGCCATTATTTCAGACCATCAAACGGTTGATTTGGAGACAGAAATGAAATTGAAACAAGGTGCGACTCCCATTATTGCCGCACAAATTAAGCAAGCACTGGCTATGGATGCTGATTTATCAGAAGACAGTCTGAAAGCCATCATCACAGCGGTAACGTCAAACCTAGCACAAGACGAAGATCCTGATGCTATCAAGGGCGCAAAGGACAATGAGCAGAAGCCAGAAGGAGCGAAAGATAATGATCCTAAAGCCCCAGAAGGTGCTAAGGATAATGACCCAAAAACAGAAGGCGCAAAAGATCAGGAAGAAAAGGATAAGGCCAAGGATGAAAAGGACAAACCAGCGATGGACGCAGCCATGATTGAACAGCGTGCGGTTGAGCGTGTGACTGCCCTATTCCAAGCCCGTGAGGATGTTAAACCTCTGATTGGCGTCGTGGCAATGGACAGCGCCGAACAGGTCTACGGTTATGCACTGAAACAAAAGAGCATTGATACCACAGGTGTTCACCCCAGTGCTTATAAATCGATGGTTAGTATGTTGCTAAGTAATCAGGCAGCAGCAACCAAACCCAATGTAGCAATGGATCATGATTCATTTGCTGATGACAAATTAACGGCTCGTTTCGGTTAAGGAGAAATTATGAGCGGTTTTCAAACAAGAATGAATAACGACCTGCCATTAGGTGTAGCCGGTGATTTCGCATCAGCTAACCCACACTTTTCAGTGGTGGCAGGCGAAGGTCAGTTCAAATCCGGTGCTGATGGTGTGACAGTTGGCCTGTTTGCATGGGCTGATGACAAGGGGCTTGTGTATAACAAAAAGAGTGAAGGCTCGGTTCTGGGATTCGTTCACCGCAATAATCAGGCGATTATCGATCAGTACGGCGCGGGTGCGTCAATGAAAATCCCTAAAGGGCGTGAAGTGACTCTGATGTCTGGCGGCGATTATCTCGTTGTGCTGGCGGCGGGTGGCAAGCTCGGTCAGTTCATTGTGGCCGATGTGAATACTGGCGAGGCGAAAGCCGTCGATAAAATCGACCCAGCAGATACGGCTTTCGAGCCGACTAAGTTCCGCGTGGCGAAGACCGTCACTTCCGGTCTGACAAAAATGTCCAGTTCTTTGTAAGGAAAGATTATGCCATTGAATTTAAGTGCACTAGAGCGACGGGCAGGTGTCGTATTTAATACTGGCTATCAGGTGCAGGAGTTAACCAGCCAGAACCGCCACATGGCAATGGATAGCGCAATGGTGACAGCGCCAAACTCAGGCATCCTGTCGCTATTCACCACATTCATTGATCCGAAAGTTATTGACGTGTTGGTTACACCCATGCGAATGGCCGAGGCGTTCCAAGAGGTTAAGCGTGGTGACTGGACAACCCAGACTGCCGCGTTTCCGCTAATTGAATCAGCGGGTGAAACTTCTACCTATGGGGATTACAACAACAACGGGGTCACGAGTATCAATGTTAACTGGCCTAGTCGCCAACCATATCACTACCAGACATTTGTCCGTGTGGGTGAGCGTGAAATGGCGATGGCTGGTGAAGCTAAATTGGATTGGGCGTCAGCGAAACAACGTGCCGCTGTTCTGACATTGAATAAATTCCAGAACAAAACTTACCTCTTCGGTGTGGCAGGGCTGGAAAACTACGGCTATCTGAATGACCCCGGCTTACTACCAAACATCACTTCTGAGGCATGGTTGAAGCTGAATGGTGAAGGTGTTTACGAGTCCATTCGTAAACTGTTCCAGCAACTGGTTAAGCAAACCGACGGGCATATTGATCGCCACGCTGCGATGAAGCTGACCCTATCGCCAGAAATGGAAGTTCAGTTAACCAAGACCAACCAGTATAACGTCAACGTATCTGACCAATTAACAAAAAACTTCCCTAACATGAAAATCGTCAGCATCCCTGAGATGGCGACAGATGCAGGCGAATTGGTGAGGCTGGTTGTCGAAGAATACGAGGGGCAAAAAACATTGGATTTAGGATTCACTGAAAAAATGCGTGTTCATCCAATGATTCAAGAGACGTCTTCTTGGAAACAAAAGAGATCACAAGGTTCTTTCGGGGCTGTGGTTTATCGTCCTCAGTTTATCACCTCAATGCTGGTGTCTTAAGCCTCATTGCCGTTCCAATACAACCGCCTACGGGCGGTTTTTTATTTCAAAGGTGTGGAATATGTCTACTGTAATTATCGCGTGTAAATTGGCTAACGGCCTGTATCTGGATGTGGGCGAGCAGCGTGTCGCTGTCAATGGATTCGCTCGTAACGTTATTGATGAGAATGGTTTCGGGCTGACCTATGGTGTCGATGCCGAACTCTGGAAAACATGGCTGACGGAGAATGGTGAGCGCGACCTAGTGAAAAACGGTCTGATATTCGCGCATGATCAAGAGTCCAGCACTAAAGCCGAAGCCAAAGAGAAGCAGAAAATAAAATCTGGCACTGAGCGTATTCAACCCGACCAGGTGAAAGAGGTCGAAGCTGTAACTTAAGGAGACGATATGAGCGACATCGTTGAACTTGATATCAAGAAGTGGCGTGAGCTTTATCCCAGCATTCAGGCGACCGATGTACAGCTAGAAATGTACTTCGTTGAAGCCTGTATGCTCCTGAATAATACCGAGCATAGCTGCGTGAAGAGCCTGAAAGAGCGGGAGATGCTGCTCTATCTACTGATGGCGCATATAGCCGAACTACAAAACAATATGGATGCAGGTAATAACGCAGTCGGTAGAGCATCCAGTGCAACCGAAGGTAGTGTGTCTGTTTCGCTGGATTATGGCACGACCACCAATGAGGAAAAGTGGTATACCCAAACAGGTAGAGGTGCGAAATACTGGCAACTCACAGCTCGCTATCGGTCATTCCTCTATGTCATAGGCCAAATGCCAATGCGCGTCAGGAGGTGATATGTCCAGTAAATTAGAAGCAGCCCTGATGAAGTATCTGAGTGGCAACCTTGAGCTAAGAACAGGCATCTTCGAATCAGCGACTTATCCCGATGGAACGCCAGTCGCTACAGTGGGTTATATCAATGAGTACGGTGCGTCAATTGAGGTTCCGGCCAAGACAGCAACCATTTACCGCAAGATGAATGCAGATGGCTCTTTCGCCGGAAAAGGAAAGTTCGTCAAAGCGGCGAAGTCTAATTTCTCCACTACCCATGCTGTACCTGCTCACACAATCAATATACCGCCCCGACCCTTTTTCCGAACCGTGGTAGCTAATGGTAAGCAGGAGTGGTCAGCCATTCTAGCTAGGGATATCAGGCGTGGTGATGGAGACACAAGAAAGGCGATGTCTCGCTTGGGTGAGCATATTACTGATGAGCTACAGAAATCAGTGTTGTCATGGACTGCACCACCTAATAGTCCGTCAACAGCAGCGAATAAAGGATTCAATAAGCCGCTGGTAGATACAGCCCAACTGTCGCGCTCATTCGGTTATGAGGTAAATGATGATTGATGTCAGAGGGATTGCTAACAGACTCATCACCAATGTTAACCCCAACATTAACGCCGTTCTGGTCGTTAACAACGGTTACACCATTGATGAGGCCGGAGAGCAAATTCCCGATTACTCAGAGCATGACATTACCGTGCAGCTACAAAGCCTGAGCACGCGAGACTTAGATCATCTCGGTGTTATCAACCAGCAAGGGCAGTTCATCTATGCCTACGCCAGAGGGCAAATCTCAGCGTTGCGCAGAACGAAAGATAAAGGTTCTGACAAGATGAAATTTGCTGCTTATGGTGAAGATGACGTGTCTGAGTGGAATGTCACGCAGGTTATTGAATCGTACCCGGCATGGGTCAAGGTGCTGCTATGGCGACAATAACGGTAACTCACAGGGATATATTTATTGAGTTACGAAAATACCTCATTGAATTATTCCAGTGTGATGTGGTTCAGGGCTACCAAAACGGCGTTCCTGTTCCCAAAAACGGCATTGTGATGCACGTCCTGTTTGAGCGTGATATTGATTATATCGCTAATTATTACCATCACGAATCGTCAGAAATCACGGCACAACGCTCAGTAGAACTGACAATACAGTTAGATTTTTACGGGGTGGACGCAGATTCACGGGCGCGGGTAGTCGCTAATCTGTGGCAGTCCAGTTACACCACGGCTCGCTTGAAGAAATGCCAGCCACTTTACAGTGAGCAGCCCAAGAAGAATGTGTTAGTCAATGAAGCGGCGCAATACGAAAACCGCGTCATGCTCGAAATCAAACTGCAATACAACCCCGAAATAACCTACTCAATCGATAGCACTGACAAATTCTCTATTGATATCAACACTATTTAAGGTGAATACGCATGAACACTATTCCGGCGAGTGATATCGTCAGTGTTCTGCCCGGTGTCGTTGGCACTGGCGGAAATCCACTGGCATTGAACGCCCTATTTATTACCAAAAGCACACCAAGCTCCATGCTGGGGGTGAAGGCATTCGGTTCTGCTGAACAGGTTGCTGAAATCTTTGGGACTAAATCCAAAGAACACGAAGCGGCACAGGTTTATTTTGCCGGATTTGTCGGCTCAACATCCCGACCTGAAACGTTGTATATCGCATCTATGATGACAACCAATCAGGCGGCAAAACTGGTCGGCGGCAAAGTCCCGACTAGAACCGATTTTAGCCATATTCCACAGGGACTGGAGTTGGATATTGACGGTAAGAAGCAGACGGTCACAATCACGCCAGCCGATATCAAGAGCTATTCAGCACTGGCAGAGGCGGTATCTGCATCATTGGCGAAGGCGGGCACCTGCAAATATGACGCAACCAGCCGCACGTTTACCATTGAAGGTGCAACAAAAGGCAGTGCCGGCACTATCGGTTTCGGTTCTGGCGATTTGGCTGAGTACATGGGGCTGACAGAAAAAACCGCACAGAAAAACGATGGTATCAATGCTGACACTATCGATGAGCTGATGCCGCGCATTACCAAAGTCGTCAGTAATTTTGTCTCCATTATGGCAATTGGTGATTTCAGTTCCGACGAGAAATTGACTATTTCCAGATGGGTGACGGTGCAAAATGACCGATACGTGCATGTGCTGTATTCCAATGGTGAGCTGGTGGCATTGGAGGCAATTTCAACAGCTATCCGTGAATCAGAGATTGGCGGCACTTGCCTGATGTACGGCAATCATACGCACGGCGCATTTGCCTGTACCTATGCGGCATCGTTGAATTTCAATGAGCTGAACGGCCGCGCAACATTCGCGTTCCGTCGTCAGGAGGGATTGACTCCGACTGTAACCGATAAGGCGCTGGCTGATGAACTGCTACGGCTGAGATTTAACTTCTACGGTGCTTACGGCACGGCAAACGACCGATTTGTCTTTGTGAATCAGGGTTCGATCTCCGGCAAATTCAAGTGGATGGATAGCTACATCAATCAGGTCTATTTGAACAGTCAGTTGCAACTGGCATTAATGACGATGCTAACCAGCTTCAAGAGCCTCCCCTACAACGAAGTAGGGAAAGCTATCCAACGCGCAGCTATCCAAGACCCGATTAACCAGATGCTGAACTTCGGTGCTATTCAGCGTGGTATTACTCTGTCCGAGCAACAGAAAGAACAAATTAACATCGAGGCGGGTTTCGATGCTGCCGCACAAATAAACGCCGAGGGCTGGTGTCTGCGTATCGGTGAGACTTCCGCACAGACTCGCGGATTACGTGAATCTATGCCGCTGAAACTCTGGTATGCCGATGGTGGCAGCGTCCAGCAAATCACTCTTCCCTCAATCAACGTTCAGTAAGAGGACAACATTATGCCAATGGGACATAACCCACGCACGATCACATCAGCGAACTCGGTACTGATGCTGAGATGCAAAGGGATTTATGATGATTACGTCACTATTAACGGCTTTCAGGCTGACAATGCATGGGAGTTCGGCGAGGTCACGCTGGGAGAAACCCGTATCGGGGTGGATGGTAAACAGTCTATGGGCTACATCCCCCATGAAACACCATGGACATTGTATCTGGAGGCCAATAGCCCATCTACACAGATATTGGAAAACATCCGCAAAGACTTCAATAGCAACATGGAAGCGCGATATATCGACATCATTGTTGAGATGCCTTCCATTGGAAAACGCTACTCCGGCACAGGTGGGCTTATCAGCATGACGGGTGGTGCCAGTGGTAAGAAGTTGCTGGACGGAACCAGCTACAAATTCAACATGATCACTAACGGCGCTGAGGAAATCGCATAATGTCTACACTGAACTCCAAAACAATCACTATCGAATCAGGCCGCGATGCAGGCAAGATATTTTTCATTACTGAGATGCCCATTGTTAAGGCCGACAATTGGGCAATGCGCGCCCTGTTCACGATTGCCAATGGCGGTATCGATATCGGTGATATTCGTCCTGAAATGGGCATGATAGGAATGGCGCAGGTGGCGGTTAAAGCATTGTCGAGCATTCGGGCGGAAGATGGCATTCCGCTGCTGGATGAGTTACTCGACTGTGTGCAAATCGTCCCCTCTGGCGGCAATGCTCGTGCTATCGAATTTAACTCTGATATCAAAGATGTTAAGACGATGTTTGTGCTGCGAAAAGAGGCTCTCGCTATCCACATCGATTTTTTAACTCAAGGCGGTGGGTCAGACTCGAAAAACTAAGAGCTGGCCTACCGCTAAAAGATGGCGTTGTGGCCGAACCGAGAAATGTCTCCAGTATTGTGTATCAGGTTGTTACATCAGGGTATGCAACCTATCACGACCTATCCACGATATACGGCCTCGAAAGTGCGCTGAACCTGATCGAGGTGCATCAGGTCAGCGAATACAACAAGCGTCTAATGGAAGAACTGAGTGGCAATCATGATTAATGCATTTGCCAATTAATGATCTTTTCCGATTAAGTCACAGTTAAATTTTTCTAAAGGTGGTAACCATGCTTATTCGTAATAACGAACTTATGGAGAAAGGCATGTCAATTACTTATGAAGACATTAAGAAACAAAGAGCTAATCTTGAGAGCAAGTATCGACTTCGCAAGGCGAATCTGCAAAGTAACGGGATTAAATTAATCAAGGAGTACCGGGATTCATTATCACTACCCAATGATGTTTGGCGGGATAGTGAAGGAGAGGATCGCGGTTATATATCGATTGGAATTTTTGATGACAAAGGTCAATTTCAGGAAAAAGTCTGGCCTTTGCTCGCATTAGATAATGATTATAAATTGAAATTTAAGGTAGCGACAGTAGTGGATGACTCCCCCTTGACAGGAGGAGAGCGACATGTTGTTAGCATCTCAATGTGGATTATAGATGGAAATCTTCATGTTGATGTGGGGAGTGGACAAAATGAATTCATTATACCTTCTCCGTCAGAAGATAATGCCTTTATTGAAGTATGCACCGCGATGAAGCAGTTACTCATGATGAGCGTTACGGACTCAAGGCTTGATTAAAAATTAGGTCACCTGCAATAGGGTCGTATATGCGGCCTTTTTTTATATCTAAAGAAAGGAGTCCCAATGGCGACCCTAGTTGATACATTGCTTGTTGCGCTCAAGTTGGACATGAGCGGCTTTGCCAATGACGCAAACAAAGCAATCAGAGCGTTTGATGACCTGTCTAAAAAATCGGACGGAGCATCTACGTCCGTTGTTACTATGTCCGATGACATGATTGGGGCAAGTAATGCAATTGATGACCTGACTAAAATGCAGGAAAAATTAACCATTGCTGTATATGGACTCACGCAAAAGGTCGATGATGCTTCTACTGCCATCGTCGATCAGTCTGATGGAATGAATGAGGCGGCTGATAGTGCACAGGATTTAGATAAATCCAATCAGGAACTGGCTAAATCCACGGAAGATGTGGGGAAATCCTCCAAAGAAACTCAGCATGTGGTGTTGAGTTTTTCGGATAGCCTCGGTAATGCCTCTGGTTCGGCTCAAGATATGAGCAAGGCCATTAACGGTGCAATCAAAGCGCTGGCGGGGTTATTTACCACTATCTTTGTTTCTACTGGTCTCACTAAACTCATTAGCGAAGTCTCACAGTCAAACGATCAGTTACACTTCCTGAGTAAAAACTTAGGAATGGATGCAACCGCCATCAAGAAATGGCAGAACGTCGCGGAAATGTCAGGTGGCAGTGCTGATGGTATGGCGGCCACAATGACCAACCTCAACAAGTCGCTGTGGGATTTGGTCACAATGGGCGATGCGTCCATATTACCCTTCTTCAATGCACTCGGTATCGGGGTAGTAGATTCCTACGGCAAGATCCGCAATCTGGATGACATACTACTGGACATGGCGGACAGTCTGTCTGCAATGGAGCGCCCACAGGCCTATAACATTGCTAAGAACATGGGACTGGATGAGGGAACCATCAACACTCTGTTAGAGGGGCGTGATGCTATTCAGAAGCGGCTGGATGCTCAAAAGAACCTAGTTATCTCCACCAAAGAAGAACTGGAGTTAAACCGCCAACTCAGGGAGCAGAATGCGGTACTCAGTCAGCAATGGGAGAGGCTGAAAACCATTGTGGCTAACTACCTGATTCCGCGCTTGCTCAAGCTGTCTACGATGGTGAGCGGATTTTTGGATTATCTGAATAAACATAGAGATACCGCAATAACGCTATTTCAGGGAATAGCCACGGTTATCGGTATCACTTTAATTCCTGTCGTTGCGCGAGCAGCCTTAGCTATGTTGGCGCTGTTTGCCCCGTTAATCACGGGTACAGGCTTAATTCTCGCTTTTATTGCTGCTCTATGGCTGCTGTATGACGATTACAAAGGCTGGAAGGAAGGCAAGGATTCGTTCTTTGACTGGGATACAATGAATAAATCCCTCATATGGGTTTTGGATAAGTTGGATGAGTTTGGAAAATGGTTCAAGGATACCACTATCGGGAAATGGTTCACTGATGCCAATGGTGACTTAGATTCATTCAAACTAACCCTAGGTGGCCTAGCATTATTTCTTGGTGGGCCATGGTTGGCTGGAGTTTTAACCTCGCTGGCACTGGCGGGATTAGGCTTACTCAGGTTCTTTGGGTTGCCGGGCGCACTGCTTGCAGGAGCTATCTGGGCATTCAGTGAGCTAAAATCCAAGATTGATAACTTTGACTGGGACTCACTTGCTGAAAATACAGCCAAAGGAAGTGTTAAGGCGGTAGAAGCTATAATAACAGCCAAGAAATTAATGAATGCAGGATCAGCCTCGGAACAAGGCCAAATACTGCTGGATTCAGCAAAGTCTTTGCCCGAAGTAAAACTGATTACGGAGGCAGTGAAATTTGGCTCAAACACCTTATCAAACAATACGGATAAGCAAGGGAATGTGAATTGGTTAGGTGTGGGTAAGAATATTATTAGTTCTGTGTCTAGAACTTTCAGTGCTGCATCCTCTGTGGAAGTTCCTAACCAAAATAAAAGGATATATACCACACTAACTGGAAAGCACACCAAAGAAGGTGGATCACGCTCATATCGCAATAATAACCCCGGCAATATAATTTGGGGGGATTACGCAAAACGCATGGGAGCTATTGGACATGATGAAAAGGTTGCTGGTCATGTGATGGCTATATTTCCTGATGAAAAAACTGGACGCAATGCTAAACGAAAACTTATATTTGAAGGAAGTAAATTTAAGAATCTCACACTGGATAAAGCAATAGAGAGATACGCTCCTGAATTTGATGAAAACGGAAAAAGGATTAACAATACACCGCAATATATTAGAAATGTATTAGCTGCCGTAAGCGGTAAAAATAAAAAGATGTCTGAGTACAATATTGAGGAACAAAATCGCATCTTAGAAGCCATGAAAAATACAGAAGGTTGGAAGGAAGGGAAATCGACATTTATTCCTAAGAATCCAACTTTAGTACCAAACATGGATGCAAAAGCGTCATCGCAGTTTCTATCTCAGACTAATAAGATCCAATCCATGCCTACGACTGGCGCGACTAATATCAAAGTAGATATGAATGGCGATGTTATAGTTCATTCAAGTGCAGAAACCATCAAAGGCACTGTGGCAGATGGGACAGAGGCAATAAGAACGAGTCTATCTCAAATAATACCGACGATGAACTAATGAAAACTCAAACATGGATGTGTGTTTTCTTTGTTCAGAATGGTTATACTTAATCCAAGTTAACTGGATTTGAGGTATTACCAATGCTGAGGAAAATCGCCGCTGTATTGTTTATTGCCCCTGTTATCGCTTGCGAGGCTAACCTGTCTCAAAATGATCAAGGGCAACCAGAATACTATTATGAAAAACCTGTAAATATCAAAGGCACGCTAGTTCGTGAGTTGATTGGATTTCCATCATTACGGCCAGACGATCTTTTCTCTGTATCTTCTAGCGATGGCGATCCAGAAGGTTTGGAGCCTCGTGAATTTGGTGTTGGTGCTATGCAATTAGTAATATCAGAAAAAGATTTATGGAAAAAATTTGAAAGCCTGAAAGGGAAAAAAGCAATTGTAAATTGTAGCTTATATCATGCGGTCACTATTTATCATCACACGCCTGTTATGTGTTCAGTTAACAGTATTTCTCCAGCTAAAATAAAATAAATAAGGCAAAGAGAATCAGAATGTTAAAAAAAATTATTGCATTATTGGTGATAGCTGCATCTTCAGCCTCATGCACTATTGTTAATCACCCGCAGCAGACGAAACAGAAAGAAGAAAAAAATTACGATGACATAGCAGTTTATGTAAAAGACGGACTTTATAAATGCGAGTATCTGGTTGCTGTTGATTCTGGTAGGTATGGAATCAACACAGTTGATAATGGCAGAATGCTGCTAAAAATAGGCAGAATAGATGATTTAAGTGCCTCTATGTCAGTTGTTCTATCAAGCGGCGTATCATATTCCAGTAAAGGATTAAGACTTCAAAAGCCAGAAAAAAATGGCACGCAGTATCTTGAAAACCCTAATTTATCGGGTAGCTCAGGGAGACCAGGAATGGCATTTACATACAACTATCTTGATGATGGAGGGGTTGGCCTGAGTGCTGCTTTAGTTTTTGTTAAAGGGTTTCAATCTATAGTCATACAAACCAACTGGTGCAAGGAAATTGACACAAGCAAGAATTAGTTTATCAGATCAGAATGCGAAAAGATGAATAGTTATTGATAGCTGCCTAGCGCGGCTTTACATGATTTTTGTAACCCTCTTCACACTTTCTGGATGTGCTGATCAAATAATCAGTAACACCTATCATTGACTGAGTGGTTAAATGTGAGAAATGTTTAACATTGGGTGATGTTATGAAGATTTTGTTTGATAGTGAAGAGGAATTGCTTACAGAATTAAAGATAATTAAGCCAGAAACACTGACCGATTTTTTTTCTGATCGAGTCAATGAGCCCGTTGTCTGTCCCATATGCAAAAGCAAAAAAATAAGTATTCCCTTCGGCTTTGGTGATGATGAGCCTAATCAGGCTACTAGATCTAGATTCTTGTTACCTGTAAGGCGCTACCCTGCGTTCTATTCTGATGGATTTCACATAAAAGATTATTATTTTAGAGCGATATGTTCGAATTGCGCCTATGAAATAAATTTCTCGGTAGCAGTAATCGTTGAATGGTTGAGGGAAAATCAAGGGAGTGCCGGAAATGAGTAAAGCTATTAGGGAGGAAGGAAATGTTGCATATGTTATTGGGTGGATAGATTTAGATCAAAATCCTCATAGCAAGTATGATAAAGGTAATAGCAATGTGGAATCACGTAATAAGGAGGAGCATATGCCAGATAACTTCACCAAGACAGAACTTGAAGCCCTCTTAAAAGCTAACAAAGCCGAGGTTGATGTTGTCGCCGCGACCATGAAGAAAGATATGGCAGAATGGAGAGAGCAGCAAAATACTCAAATGGCTAACCTGAATGCCACAATGCAATCTATGTCATCAAAAATCGATGGAAAATTCGAGGCTGTAGAAGGCAAAATCGATGGCTTGAAATCAAGCATATCGACGACACAATGGACGACATCAATAGGATTGGCTCTAGTAACGATTATTATGTCTGCTGTAGTGCTTGCATCCAGTTGGATAATATCTAGTAAAGGCGCTACGTCACAGCCCCAACCAACCGTAACCCAGAGTCAGCCAGTAGAACCATCCCATAAGTAGCCCCATCACGGGGCTTTTTTCTTTAAAATCAAAATCATCCAAACTTGGATAATGCCTTACCTATCGATATGCAAAAATGCACATCGCTTATCAAAACGAACTGGACAAATCTATCTAGTTTAAAGCTGCAATCTATTGAAAGATATTCACTATGTGAATATGCATAGTGCTCAAAAAACAATCTATATGATTTGGCGGTCGCGGAAAACTTTCACGTGACCACCTTACATGCGCTCAGTACTAATTTTATGAGCTATTTTTTATACTTATTTGAAATTGAGTCTAAGAATATTTTTTTTGCTTGTTCTGTAATTAATCCCACTGAGTGAGAAACGACATCACTTGATGCTGATTTAAACGCATCTTTCATCAGTTTTTCTATCTGACTCGGTGTTAATTCAACATGCTCTTGTATCTGTTCGGCTGCTTTTTTTATTTTCCGTTGATTATCTATAGCTGGTTGTGTAATTGCTAACGCAGATTCCATTAAAGTTATAGCTTCCGCATTAATTGAACGGTTATTTTCTTTGGCAGATTCTTCTATTTGTTCCTTTAACTCCTGCGTAATCCTTATGTTTAGTTGGACGTCTTTTTTGCTCATGCTAACAATCTCTCAATTTAGTCTATTGACATGTTAGCAATATGCTACTAGTCTAACAACCACTAGCAAAATGATAGCAAAATGATAATGGAGAGGTTATGAAGAAAGAAACCATTAAGCAAAAAAATACACGTATGCCAGAGGAGTTAATCTGGAAGATAAAAGAAGCAGCAGTGAAGAATCGCAGATCAGAAAATCAGGAGATGATTATTCGTTTGGAGAAGTCATTTAATGAAATGGTCGCACAATAAAAGCGAAACCCCAACTGCGCTAACAGACTAGGGCTTCTGAGTGTTATTTACCGTGAGATAAACAACTTAACCATTGTAACGAATGACAAATCAAATTTCCAGAGCACCTGCAAGTGTTCTGAAAACAGAAAACCAGCAGTTTGCTGTTGCTGGTGTTCATAAGTATATCACTGGAGAGATATATGAAGTCAATTATCAAACATTTTGAGTTCAAGTCAAGTAGTGACCAATTAGTAACCATCTCTGGGCTGAAATATAAAGGCAAGCCTGTGTTCTTTGCTGTGGGTTTGGCAGAGAGTCTAGGGTACACCAACCCATCCAAAGCATTAAAAGATCACTGTAAGCATCTGATTAAACTTAATTATAACGAATCGTTAGAATTGGGTTTAGGTGAGAATCCTCGTGGTGTAATTCTCGCTGGTCAATCAGATATGTTCAGACTGGTAATGCGTAGTCATTTGCCTTCTGCTGAACGCTTCCAAGATTGGGTGTTTGAGTCTGTGCTTCCATCCATTATGGAGACAGGAAGCTATTCAATCAAACAGAGTCAATCTGGATTGCCCGAATATCGTCGTGCCAGAACGTTGAAGATGTCGGTTGATGCTGTCAGTAGCTTGTTTGCTCTGATGCCAAATCTGAGCAACGAGGCAAAACAGTGTGCAGCAGCCAACATTGTTAACCCAATCGTCGGTTTTGAAGCAGTCCCTCTTCCTGTGCTGGAAGAAAAATACTACACGGCTGGAGAAGTAGGCGGAATGCTGGAAGTGTCAGCGAACAAGATTGGACGTATTGCCAATGAGCACAATCTCAAAAATAAACAACACGGCAAGTTCTTTCTGGATAAGTCCGCTCACTCTGATAAGCAGGTTGAGGCATTTCGTTACAACGAGAATGGAATCAAGGCACTCAGACATTTAATTCACGGTGTTGAAGTAGCGTAAGGATTTGGAGGCCAAGGATGGCTGAGGGATAGTTAAATTATCACATTACGTTATTAATGCAATCGATTAGCTCGCTATAAATTTGATTTACGAAGCACTTCCCAAATTCACAAAGGTTATCTTTACAAAAAGTGACAATCACGCGATAAATAGTGTCGCTGTAAAACGGTGAAGCCCCAACTGTTTGCACCAGCCAGGGCTTCTTATACAACGTCTACAACTTTTGCAGGAAAATAGACATGTCAAGTATAGCAATTAATGAAACACATA